TCAATAGTGTTTATTACACGAAACCCATTTTTCATAGCAGAGCTTTCTAAATTTGTAATATCATTTAAATACAATTTATTTGTTCTGACATCAAATTTATTATTACTAATCTTTTCAGTAATTATATTTTTAGTTAGTTCAATGTTATAAGTATAATTTAATTTAAAATATTGACTAGGATAATGATTTGTTATATTTTTTATATTAAATCCATCTTTAAAATATACTATAAATAAATAACCTTTATGTATTAACCAATAATTACAATTTTCTAAAAAATTATCTAAATCAACAGTATAAATTGTAAACAATGGGCACAATATGTGTGTAAATGTATTTTGTTGAAATACATTTTTATTTTCATAATCTCCATATACATAATTATTATGAGGGTATTTATATTTAGACATTTGAATCATTGCTTCTGAATTATCCATTCCTGTTATTTCCATAGAACCATTTAATAATTCTATTATATGTCCTGTTTTAGTTCCAGTAACTAAAAGATTACTATTATTATCAAAATAAGACGATAATTTTTTTATAACATCTGTTTCATAAGGTGCGGTATGAACCATATCATCATAATTTTTTGTATAAAAGGTGTTGTATATATTATTATTTATAAATGTTTTATATTCTGTATCCTTATCATTTTCAAATCCTTCTTTTCTAAAATAAGATATGAAAAAGTACAATAAAAGTAAAAAAATTAATATGTATAGAATCATTTGTATAATATAGTATTTTTTTTTATTAGATTAATAATAATGATAATTGTAGATAAAAGAACCGCATTTAATTCAACCACTTTTTCTAATTATAAAAAATCTCATGTTATTAAAGAATTACTGAATTCATTGTATTATCAAAAAAAAGAAGAAGCCTATTTTTGGACTGGAGATTTATTATGTAGTGGTTGTATAATTGATTTATGGAATATTTACATAAATTTTATATGTAAATATATTCATATTAATAATCCAAAAATGCCAATATATATAAATAAAAAATATAATGAATTTAAATTAATAGCCAATAAAATAAATGATTTTGATTTAAGAAATAATGATGAAATACGAAATATTTTTTTTTCAATAACAACTATTTTATTAGAATGTAAAAAAGACAGTATTATGGATGATTTAAAATTTAATATTAAATTTGATATACAAACTAATTTAAAAGCACCCAATATTTTATATATTCAACCTTTTTTTAAACAAGGTGACCCTAAAGAATATTTTATTGCTTTAAATGAGTTTGTATTTCATTTAAAAGAATCAAAAAATAAAATGGATGTATTATATTGGATTGAATGGATCATTGAATATGAATTAGCATTATTAAAAAAGAAAAAACATACTATATGTGTTCAGAGAGATTTTGCTCCAAATACGAACATAATATGGATATTATGGGAAATATTTTTTACATATAAAACCGATAATGTATTAGAAAAAATCATACAATCTTTATTTAATTTATTTAGAATAAAATATACAACTTCAACTAATAAAAAAAAGAAATGTATACTTCATTTATGTGTTATGTTTATTATTAATAATGTAGATTATCAAATTAAATTAATTGATAATGTAATCGCATTAAATAGTGTAGATTCTAATATTAAAATTACATTTGAAAAATTAAAAAAGAATGAAATTGCCTCATAGATTATATTAACTAATTATATATGAACCGTAAAACAATTACAAAAGAGTTTGATGAAGTATATGGTAATGGTAAAAATTTAAATTATAAAAAAAATACCAGTATTCCTAATATGTTAAATAAAATACCAGACATTGAAAATGTTACAAATAATATTGTAGAAAATTATAATAAAAATTATGATAAACCTATTTCTCAAGGATTTGTTCCCTTTAAATTTCCATATATACCTGTTTTAATTATTATTATAATGATATCATTAATAAGCATTGTTTATTATTTTAAAGATACTATTGGTGATTTTTTTAATAAAATACATAAAATAGATAATGTTGAAAAAAAAACAGATAATATAATAAAAAAATATAATGATGATAAACAGAATGATGCCAAAAATAATGATGCCAGACTTAATGATGCCAGAATTAATGACGCCAAAAATAATGATGCCAGACTTAAAAAATTAGAAGAAGATACAAAAAAATTAGAAGAAGATATTAAAACAAAAGAACAAAATAATAATACTAAAAATAATAATATTAATAATGGTGGAGTTAATGAATTAAATAATGCTATTAATAATTCAACATCTTATAAGAAAGAACAAGATGTTAAAGAAAATTCATTTTGTTATATTGGTTATGATGATGGACAAAGAGTATGTACAAACGCATTTGAAGGTGACATTTGTATGAGTGGTCAAATATTTCCTAAAATGGATATGTGTATTTATCCTAGATTACTACCTTATTCCTAGATTACTACCTTATTCCTAGATTAATAAGTATTTTTAAATTCTACTCATATACGGAACTTTTACATCTAAATATAATCCATTTATATTTCTATCAATTACACCACTATTTGAAAATGGTGTTATTTTTACAGGACACTCTTCTTTTACACGTAAATTAATAATTCTTTGTAAAGTTGCCTGGCTATAGGATCCAGCTTGATTTACTACTTTTGAATAATCTGATTTACTTGTACTAGGGTTTATATTATTATATTGTAATACTTCTGCTTTTCTTCTCATACTATAATCATAATAAGATAGTTTAGAAAAATCTATTTTATTTCCATTTAATCTTCCAATTGTTGTTGTGTTTGAATCTCCATTCGTGGTTCTTACTACATAAGAGCATTTTGGTGTAATGGCTAATGTATAAACTGGCATATATAATTATACATTTATTAATTTAATTTCTTCAATATGTCATTTAATCCATGGTCTGATTTTCCAACAACTATATTATCTCCTTCAAATAATTCTTTTTGGATTTCATCTAAAGTAGCATTTACACCCAAATTTTTTTCTTGTGTATTCATATTTTGAATACTTACTAGTTCTCCTTTTTCATTAATTGTTTGAGTCAATTTATTCTTTGTAACAGAAGCCTTTTCAATATTTTCTTGAATCGCCTTTACCTTAGATTCTTTTAAACGTTTATCAAACTCTAATTTAGCAGTATCATCATTCTTTTTCTTTTCATGCATAAGTTCATTCAACTCTTTTTCCAAATATTGAACATTGCCAGTTTTATATGCTTCTGGATGAAATGGAATCCACAAACCAATTGGTCCCACATATACATCATGATTTGGGTCAATTTCCCTCAACATTTTACAACGAAGTTCTGCTTCTTTTTGATTTGGAAATACTCCGCGAACTTTTAATCCTCTAACAGATGTTTGAAAACTATTACTCTCTGAAAATGACATTTCTAAAGATTCTTCATTAGCATCTACAAAATTTTTATAATCATCTTCTACACTTTTTTTTAATGTGCTTTTTTCACTTTCTACAAATGTTTTAAATTGTTCATGTACATCATCACTTTTAATATTATATTTATATGAAATAAAATTAATAAATTGAGTAAATTTCTCCATTGATTTTAAAAAATCATATTCTTTTACAAATTGCTCAAAATAAAAAAGTTTTTTATTTTTAATTTCATATTCAGGAGAAACAAAAGATAAACATACGAATTTTTGTTCAGCAATCGGCTTATCTTCATCTAATAAATCAACTAATTTAGACATTTCTATTTATAACTCCATTTTTTTATATTTTTTTTCTTCTTATTATTATATGTTGAATTTTCAAGAAGTCAGTAAAAGAATAATCAAATATTTAGTAGAGGGTTTAATGGTTGCTTTTGCTTGTTATGCTATTCCAAAACAATCGCTTGCTTTTGATGAAATCGGATTACTTGCTTTAGTTGCCGCAGCAACATTTAGCATTTTAGATACTTATATTCCAAGTATGGGTGCCAATGCCCGCACTGGCGCTGGCTTTGGTATTGGTGCCAATTTAGTAAGATTCCCTGGCGGATTTTAATTATTTATAATTTAAATAATAGGTTAGTTAAAATAATATATATACATTCATTTCAATATATATTATTTAGTATGTTGGGTTAAAATCCCATTCTAATTCATCACATATTTTTTTCCATATTTCATCTTGTTCTACTTTCTTTTGGTCCTTTAACATGGGGAAAAATTCTAAATAGGTTGTCTCTCCTAATAACTCACACAATTTATATAATGTATAATAATAATTTAAAAAATTGACTCGATCATTGGGGCAAAATTTAGAATATGGTATTTGAATATCCATAAACAGATTACATAAAGTGTCTTCTAATTGGGGTGTCATTACAGGTGGTTTTATTCCTAATTTATCTTTTATAAACGGTATATGCTCATAATATTTATTATACCCCAATTTTTTTAATATTTCTTTTGTTTTTTTATTTGTTAATTCTTCAAGGGTTACCCTTTCTTTTTTTACTTGTTTTTTTATACGCTCGATTATTTCTTTAGGAATATCGGTTGATTCTTTTGCTTGAAATTGTGATAATATTTCTCTAAAATGATTAATCCTTTTATAAGCATAAAATGAAATCTCTTTAGGAGGTTCTTTATAAGATGGTTTTTCATTATCTACCAAATAATTATGTGTTGAAAAACAACTATTACACAGTACAGCACCTTCGTGATTTACTTTAATTAACTCTCCAACATTACAATGTTCACATATATTTTTATTATAAGAATAATCATTTATACTTAATGACTCAAAACTATTTTTTTTTAAATATTCTTGTATACAATTATGTATTGATTCGTAAGGGACTTCTTTTTCTTCTTTAAAATTAAAAAATGAATTTATTGTTTTTTTAGGAGCATTATTTTTATCAATGTTTTGTTTAGATTCAAAATATTCAAATAAATATTTTGAGTTTTCTAAAAAATATTTATTTTTTTCAGTCATTAATGCTTTTATTTTATTTTCACATTCTTCTATTTTTAAATTTACTTCATTTTCATTCATGAGAGTTATTGATTCTTTTAATTCTTCTATTCTTTTATTTAATTTAGGAATAATTAAAGCAGACTTGTTGTGAAAGTATTTTAACTTATTTGTATATAATATATCTAAAGTAGTGTCTATTTTAGGATTCATATAAATATATAATTAAAATCCATTTATATATTTATTTAATTATTAATTATTTTTCATTTTTTTTTTCTTTTACTATATTATATAATGGGAGGCGGTTTAATGCAATTAGTAGCTTATGGCGCTCAAGATATTTATCTTACTGGCAATCCTCAGATTACTTTCTGGAAAGTAACTTATCGTCGCCACACTAACTTCGCGATGGAGTCGATTGAGCAGACTTTCAACGGTGCTGCTGATTTTGGCCGGCGTGTAACCTGCACCATTTCGCGCAATGGTGATCTTGCTTACCGCACATACTTACAGGTAACTCTTCCTCAGATCGATCAGCCGACTGACACTACCAAGCACTGCTATGCTAGATGGCTCGATTTCCCTGGTCATCAGCTCATTGATGATGTTGAGGTTGAAATCGGTGGTCAGCGCATCGACAAACAGTACGGTGACTGGATGCACATCTGGAATCAGCTCACTCTTGACAAGAATCAGGAGCGTGGCTACAATAAGATGGTTGGTCAGACCACTCAGTTAACTTTCTTAACTGATCCGTCATATGCTGATGTTGACGGACCTTGTGATTCGGGCGCTCCTCGCCAGGTTTGCGCTCCTCGCAAGTCTCTTCCTGAGTCCACTCTTTACATTCCTTTACAGTTCTGGTTTTGCCAGAATCCTGGTCTTGCCCTCCCTCTTATTGCTCTTCAGTACCATGAAGTTAAAATTAATATTGATCTTCGCGCAATCGATGAGTGTTTGTTTGCCGTAACTGACCTCACCACCACCACCTCCACCTCTGTTAAGTATGACGCAGCATATGCTCAGTCGCTTGTTGCCGCCTCCCTTTATGTAGATTACGTATACCTTGACACTGATGAGCGCAGACGCATGGCCCAGAATCCCCATGAATACCTTATTGAGCAGCTTCAGTACACCGGTGCTGAGTCTGTTGGCTCTTCCTCCAATAAGATTCGTCTTAACTTCAACCACCCTTGTAAGGAGCTCATCTGGGTTGTACAGCCTGACGCAAATGTTGATTATTGCTCATCTCTATCTGGCGGATCTGCTCTTTACCATGCTCTTGGTGCTCAGCCGTTCAACTTTACTGATGCCCTCGATGCCCTCCCTAATACCCTCAAGGCATTTGGCAGTGACGAAGCTGTTAATGGCGTAAACGCTTTCATTGATGGGTCGGGCTTTTTTGAATCGGCAGGTGCTGATAAATTAACAGACACTACTTTGGCAACCAATGTTGTATGGGACGGTGATGGTGTTACCAACTCGGGTGTATCTGATGCCGGCACCTTTGTTCTTGCTGAGACTTCCCTTGACATGCATTGCTGGGGTGAGAACCCGGTTGTCACTGCCAAGCTCCAGCTTAACGGCCAGGATCGTTTCTCTGAGCGTGAGGGCACCTACTTTGACCAGGTACAGCCGTGGCAGCACCACACCCGTGCTCCTGACACTGGTATTAACGTTTACTCATTTGCTCTTCGGCCTGAGGAACACCAGCCGTCGGGAACCTGCAACTTCTCGCGCATTGACAATGCCACCCTCCAGCTCGTTCTTTCCAACGCAACTGTTTCGGGTGTCAACACTGCCAAGGTTCGGGTTTATGCTCGGAATTATAATGTCCTCCGTATTATGAGCGGAATGGGCGGCCTTGCATATTCGAATTAGTTTATGACATACATTTTATGACATACATAAAAGTTATATATTCATATAAAAAATATTATTTATATTAAAATAATTAATTATATATTAATTATTTTATTAATTTTTATTATTATATAATACTAATTACTATCGTTAATTCTTTTTTTACGATTTTCAGCTATTTGTTTTGCGTGTATTTTATTATATTCTTCATTACCATAATGTTCTTTAAGTAATTCTCTTTGTTTTTGTTTTCTTATTCTATTATTATGTTTTATTTCTTCAGGATTTAATTTATGACCTTTTATAATAGTACGCTTTTCTTTAGGTACTTCACTTTCAACATTCGTTACTTCATTTGTTATCTCATTTTGTAAAAGTGTATTTTTAATTATTTGTTCTTTATATATCATTACACATTTATCAATAATCCTTTTATAACTATAATTTTTTTTCATATAATTACAATTTCCACAACAAGAATATACATTATTTTCAAGATATCCAATTGAACTATCTATTCTATCAAGACCATTTTGATGTTCTCTTGTAGGTTTTTTACCACACATATAACAAGGTCTATCTGTTATAATCATAAATACAAATTTATTAATTTTAAACGCAAGTTTTTTGTTTTTAGCACTAGTTATATAAGATGAATATACAGGTGTATAATCTTGAAACGCATTAGGAAATAATTTACCTTCTATGAATTTATTATATGTGGAAATATGTTCTACACGCTGAATAAATATATCTTTATTCAAACACCCTTTCATATAATTACACATAGCACAACAACTTACACAATTATTTTTTACATAACCTATACTTGAATTAAGTCTATCTATTCCATTAAACCCTTTTTCTTGTATTATTCCACAATAATTACAAGGTGATACAACTAATAATAAATATTCTTCTTTTGTAATTTCAAACATTAATTGTTTAGTTATTGCCGAATTTTTATATATTTGATAATACCTGTCTATATTATTTTTATTTTTTTCATTTATTTCCTTTACTTTTTCAGGATGTGAATCCCTCCATTTTTTCATAGTTTCTAATTTATGACTATGATACTTATCAATATCTTCTTCAATCATTTTTTTCCTATGTTGAATACAGTACATAGCTACTTTTTCGTAATTTGCTTCTTTCCAATCATTTTTTACAATTTTACGTTCAGGTTTTAAACTATTTATGCGAGCCAATTCATTTACATGTTCTTTATCTCGTTTTTCATCAGCGCGTTTATTTGCTTCACGACAATTTGTACAACTTTGTGTTTCACCATGTAAACCTTGAAACATTTCTTTTTTACATATTTTAGAGCAAACTGAACATTGTTTTTCGATTATTGTTTCTTTAATTGGAATGCCTCTACGTTTATTATCTTTTTCACGTTCTTTCTCTAAACAATCTTTGCACGCACTATACTTATAATTGTCTTCAAGTTGAGCACGGCACCCACGAACAGCATTTTTACAAGTTTTAAAACCTAATTCTTCTGTTTCATTTATAAATACATATAATTGATGTTTTCCACAATAATCATTTTCTTGTGATTTTTTAAAAGAACAACCTTCTTTAACACACTTAATTACAGGTTCTTTTTCTTTCTTTTTTATACGGTTGTCTTCTCCTCTTTTGCGACAAGCTTCGCAAGTAGTATATTCTCCCATAAAATGTGTTTTATGACATGTACCACAAGGTTTCGCATCTTCTACCATTTTATCAGTATATTCTATCATATAAGAATGAATTTTACAAAATTTTCCATTGGTCGCATTTCCACGGCATCCATTTAAATTTCGGTCAATAGTAACGCATTTCATCATGTTTAACAAAATATTATAAATAATCATTCAATTTTAATTTTATTATAATTTATATAATATATAAATGATGAAATTTACAATAAAACAAACACAAAAACAATCGCAATTACAAGCATATCATATATTAAGAAAAAATAAACATATAGGTAATATGGGTACACAATCCATTATACAAACAAAATTACACTCAAATATGTTTACAATAAATAATATAAAAAAACGCATACAAGAACAAGAATATAATAACCAATTACAAAAACAAATAAAAGAAGAAGAAAATAATAAAGAAACCCAACCTAAAATGTCAAGCAAAATTATAATTAATAAACGGTGTATAACCCCTACTTATAATATGATTGATTTACATAATGACATAAATACTAATATGAATTGTGATAAAACAATTGTACATGTATATGATTATAACCTATTTGGATTTGGAGATTATCTAAGAGGTTCAATTTTATTAGCACAATACGCAAAAACATTTAATATAAATTTCAAAATGGATGTATCCAGACATAATATGTCTAAATGTTTAATTAATGAAACTAAAATATTATCAACCAAAGAAAAAATAAAAGAATTTCATTATATTGGCAAAGAAAATAATGATAATATACTATATTTATTTATAAATAATTTTATAAATTCTAATGAAACCACATTATATTTATCAACTAATTTTTTTTATAATATCAATTTAGTAACAGATGATATTAAAAACTATATTAATTCTTTTTTAATTTTTAAACAAGAATATTACGATATTACAAAAGAATTATTTAATTTACAAAATTACAATGTTTTACACATTAGATGTACAGATGATAATTTTAATACAGATTTTGAAGATAATTATCTATTAACTGAAATAATAAAACTTCAATTAAATTATAACACAATTATAATTAGTAATAATTATACATTAAAAAAAAAGATAAATAAATTGTTTGGATTTTATTTTATTGATAAACAAGCATGTCATACCGCAAAAATAAATGATTATACAGAATTAGAACTTACAATTATTGAATATATTATACTTTCAAAATCATCTAATACTTATTGTATTAGTTATTATCATCATGGAAGTGGATTTAGTGAGCAATGTTCTGTATTACATAATATTCCTTATAACATCATGTGTTTAGATAATACACATATGAAGACACATAATACACAATTATTATTAAACTATAATGCTAATTTAATAGATAATATTTTTATTACAAATAATGTAATAAATCATATAGATGATACAAATTATAATAATATTTCTTTTATAACTTTAACAAATACAGGATATATAGATTATACAACCAATTGTTTACAGTCATTAATAAATATAAATATGAAAAAACAATTGAAAGTATATTGTGTAGGTAAAGAAGGTTATTCTATATTAAAAAATAAAGATTTTATGTGTGAATTAATTAATGATGAAGATGCGACATCATTTCAAACATTTAGAGTGAATAATTGGTCCAATATCACTTATTACAAATTTGAAATAATATATAACAATTTATTAAATAATGAATATGTATGTATTACGGATGGAGATATTGTTTATGAAAATAAAATCATTTTCGATTATTTATTAAGCAATATTGAAGATAATGATTTATTAATACAAAGTGAAGGTATAAATTGTAATGATGTATGTTCAGGATTTATGTTTATAAAATCAAATGAACATACAATTTCAATTTTTAATCCTGAAAATATAAAACAATATAGAAATACTAAAGGGTGGGATGATCAAGTTTATATTAATTCAATTAAAAATAAATTAAAATATAAAAAATTGCCATTACATATATTTCCAACAGGACAATATTATTATGAGTACAATAAAAATATTCAACCTTATTTAATACATTTTAATTGGATTATTGGACATGAAAAAAAAAATAAAATGATTGAATATAATAAATGGTATACAGATAAAAAAATTAAAATATGTCAACATGGAACAGATGGTTTTGGACATCAATTAGAAGGAATGTTACGTTTATTATCATTATCATTACATAATAAAGCAGATTATCAATATAATTAT